CCTCGCCTCTATTTCGGGTATTTTATTCTGCATATAAACTAAATATAATAAAATAGAATGAATAATTAAACTATTTATTGAGTATGAAGCATAAGTTACCCATAACAAGAATCAGTAAATTCTTCTCTGAAACCGATTTTGATTTAAATCAACAAATCGGACAGGAATACCTACATGGGGACATAAACATGAAATTGGTGTTGTTTAGAGTTGATAGACAGAAAACAGATACCGATGAAGTTTATGCTGAAGTTGGTAAAGACCAAATTAAGTTTTTACCGCCGATAGAATTTAATGGATTGGTAAAAATTGATGAACCGAAAAACACCACATATAAAGGTGGTTTGGGTAGATATTTGGAGCCAGGAAATATGTCGATTTCTGTATACATACGACATTTAGAAGAATTAAAAATAGATATTAGATACGGTGATTATATAGGTTACCCCGAATCTGAAGATAGAATAAGATATTATACCGTAACAAACGACGGTAAAGTAACTTCAGACAATAAACATAATATGTTTGGTTTCAAACCATATTACAGGACAATACTTTGTACACCGGCACAAGAATCTGAATTTAGAGGAATATAATCATGGGAATACCTAAAAGAAAAAATAACATCCAAGTTTACGGAGTTAAATCCGATATGAACGGACCCGATATTGTCGGCAGAAGAAAAGAGTTATTGGAGAGAATAACCAAGTCAGATACCTTTTTACCTGATTCGATTTTACATGAGGACCTTGACTTAGGTATGCTTGATTATGTTAAAGAAAACTTCAAAATTGTATCTGATGGTGACCAAATTCCAATCATACCGAGAATTTTAACGATTCAAAGATGGGGTGAGATGACAAACAATTGGACATTTGCCGATGAAGATGGTAATATGAAACTACCATTCATGGCAGTTATTAGAAAACCCGACGTTCAACCCGGTACAAACCCATCAATTCAAAGAACAATACCCGATAGGAGAGATTTCTTCTACGCATCGGTTCCAACATGGAATGGAACTCAAATGGGTGCAGACATATACAAGATACCACAACCCGTGGCAATCGATTTAACATATGATGTGACGATTGTATGTACCAAACTTAGGGACGTTAACCGTTTTAATAGAATTGTACTTCAAAAGTTCTCATCTCGTCAATCATACACGAGTGTTAAAGGTCATTATATCCCAATCGTATTGGATAGAATCGAGGATAATACCCCGATGGATACATTAGAAGGTCGTAGATTCTATATTCAGAACTATACTTTCACAATGTTAGGTTTCTTAATTGACGATGAGGAGTTTGAGGTAAAACCGGCAGTTAGTAGAATGTTTCTTTTAAATGAATTCATTAAAAGTAACAATTTTACCAAAAAATACGTGGTAAAAACTATTGAGGTTACTATTGCTTCATTCCCTGCGGATGGATTACAAACTCAGTTTAGTGTCGGTGAAACAATAAATGTATTATTCACCGTGGCAATTAACGGTCTTATCCAAGTTAGAGATGAGGATTATTTTCACGTTGCTCAAACATCAAAAATTACCTTTGTGGAAGCACCACCCGAGGGGTCGGTAGTTACTATAACATATTACAAGGGTAGAAATGATACGTTTGTCGATACTTTTGGTCGACCACTAAATGTTGTTTACGACACTTTTACCTATGATGGTAGTAGTTTAGAATTTACCACGTCAAGTGCAATCGATAGTGTAATTAGTTTGGATATTAATGGTCTCGTGGAAGACGAGGGTACAGGATTTGAAGTTTCAGGAACTTATAAGGTAAAACTACTTGGAACTCCTGTTGTGGGTTCTAAAGTTAGTGTGGTTTATCTGAGTTAATTTTCACCGTAGATATCCTTCTTTTTTGGTTTACAAGTATCATCAATCCATTTTTGGACAACCTTGTATATTTTCAAACCATTTTTATCGCAATATTCCTTTAACATCTGATGATGTTTTTCACTGACTTTGATGTTTTTAAGATTCTCTTTTTCCATAAAGATAAATAAAGATAAAAAAGGATTTTTTATTATCCTTTTTCAAAAAAGTCACGAAATCTTTGCTAAAAACAAAGATATTTATAGAATAACAAATAAAATAAATTAACCAAACTATTAAAAATGGCAAATTCAAATAGAGTATTTGTATCTCCGGGTGTCTACACATCAGAAAAAGATTTAACATTCGTAGCACAAAGTGTTGGTGTTACAACTCTTGGATTGGTTGGTGAGACCCTTAAAGGTCCAGCATTCGAACCAATTCTTGTAACCGATTACGATGAGTTCAAACTTTACTTCGGAGGTTCATCACCAGTAAAAGATGGAAACGGTAACCCTAAATTCGAGTTACCTTATGTTGCTAAAGCATACCTTGAGGAATCAAATCAACTTTTCGTAACAAGAATTCTTGGTCTTACAGGTTACAAACCCGTAAGAACATTCGCAATTAAAACCCTTGGGGGTTTCGAACTTGGAGCAATGACAACGGGTACCACAACAGGTATTACCATGGACCCAACTCCTTTCTCAACTTTCACAGGAAGTACAGTATATGCTGAACTTTCAGGTAAAACCGCATATGATGGTCAATCTATCACTGACTACATTTATTCAGTATTTAGTGGTGTAAGTGGTAATGATGGAGTATGGTTCGTTATCGGAGAAGCAGATGCGGCAGACGTTGCGGCACAAGACCCAACTAAAGAATTGATTTCTCCACTTACAGGAGAATTAAATGCAGATTCAATTTGGAATAAGAATTGGTTCAACGTATACAATAACGGTTTAAATGAAGTTTATTCCTACCTATGTGTGTGGAATGGTACAACTAATCAATTATCTGTAACAAGATATGAATATACAGCAACATTATTGAGTGATTACGATGAACAAGTAGTAGTTGCATTCCGTCCAAGAGGTTCTTACTCAGGACAAACATTGAATTTAGAGGTTACAACAAACGCCCACTTCAATGTAACAGGTGCAGATTTACCTAACAATCCATTCTCTGAATTTACCATCACAGTAACAGGTTCAACAAGTGGTGTAAAAACTTTTACTTGTTCAATGGATACAACCTCATCAAAATATGTAACTAAAGTTTTAGGTACGGATGTATTTGATAAACCAAAATCAGAAGTTCCGGTTTATGTTTACGAATCATACCCTAACTATTTAAAATCAGCTTTCGAACAAGGTTTCGTAAGAGGTTTGAGTTTAACAGAGGTATTTGTATCAGAAGGAAACAATTTCGTTGGACAGTGGGATACCCCAATGTCACCAACAGTTGTATCTGAAGTTCGTGGTGGTGAAGTATCTGACCTATTTGAAGTTATCACAATTTCTGACGGTAATGCAGCAAACGAACAGGTTAAAATTTCAATTATCAACATCAACTTAGAAACAGGTGAGTTTGATATGATTGTTCGTGATTTCAACGATAGTGACGACAATTTGGTCGTACTTGAAAAATTCACAAGATGTTCAATGAACCCTGACCTACCAGGTTATGTGGCGAGAAAAGTTGGTACATCTGATGGTGAATACGAATTACGTTCAAAATATATTATGTTGAATATGGCAAGTAACCATCCGGTGGATGCGTTCCCTGCAGGTTTCAAAGGATTTACCGCAAATACATCGTTCTCAGGAACAACTTTAGGTTCTGTAATGTATAAAACAGCATTTTATGAAGCTGGTGATGTAATTGGTTATGAAAGTGATGGTACTGAAAAATTATCATCTGGTGATAAAGTAAGAAAAATCACATTTGGTCTTTCTTCACAAGTTGGTTTTGATAAAGACCTTTTCAAATACAAAGGTTCGGCGGCCGCAGGTTCAACTAGTGGTTTCCACTTATCAACTAACGCTTCCACAATCACAGGTACCACATTTATCACAACTCCTTATGACTTAGAAGGACAATCAGGTGTAGATAACGTATTAACAAACATCAACTTCCGTAAATTCACATTCGGTGTATGTGGTGGTTATGATGGTTGGGACATCTATAGAGAGGTAAAAACATTCGGAGACGCTTATATCTTCGGAAAACCAACATATGTAAGTGGTAATACTTCAAATGGTGGTGTGTTTAGTACAACTGTTGGAAACTCAGATTACTACGCATACTTACAAGGTATTAACACATTCGCTAACCCTGAAGCGGTAGATATCAACATCTTCGCAACTCCGGGTATTAACTTCTACGACCATAGTTCATTGACATCACAAGCGATTGATATTATGGAAAATGATAGAGCGGATTCACTTTACATCATTGCTCCACCTAATTTCCCAACAGTTGAGGAAGTTGTAGATGCGTTGGATGGAGTTGCTCTTGATACTAACTATTCAGCAACCTATTGGCCGTGGATTCAGGTTAGAGACCAAGACAACGCAACCCAATTATACATCCCACCAACAGGTGAAGTAGTTAGAAACATCGCACTTACCGACAATGTGTCATTTCCATGGTTCGCAGTAGCAGGTTACTCAAGAGGTTTAGTAAAAGCTATCAAAGCAACTAAGAAATTGACACTTGACGAAAGAGATGAATTATATAAAAACAGAATTAACCCAATCGCAACCTTCTCAGATACTGGTACTATCATTTGGGGTAACAAAACCCTTCAAGTTAGAGAATCTGCGTTGGACAGAATTAACGTAAGAAGATTGTTGTTAAGAGCAAGAAAGTTAATTTCAGCAGTTGCGGTTAGATTGTTGTTCGAACAAAACGATGAACAAGTAAGAAATGAATTCTTGAGATTGGTTAACCCAATTCTTGAAGCAATTAAGAGAGAAAGAGGTTTATACGAATTCCGTGTAACTGTATCAAATGACCCTGAGGACATCGATGCAAACACTCTTAGAGGTAAGATTTACATCAAACCTACTCGTTCACTTGAATTCATTGACGTTGAGTTCATAATTACCCCAACAGGAGCATCATTTGATAATATCTAAATGAAAAAGGGGAAGTTTAACCGCTTCCCCTTTTATATGTTTCACATGGAACCAAAATTTATAAAAAATATACTTTGATAAACTACCCAGTATTATACCAGAATATTCTAGTATCTAGTTCTAGTTATCTTTTATCTAGTTTTATTTCTGGTTCTAGTATTAATACTAGTATGGAAAAAATACGAAATAAATTTGACATTAACAAGGGGTGAGGTAAACAAATTATATTTTTTAGATAATAACATATTTATAAGAAAGTAAGATAAACTTAAAAAATTAAAAAAACATAGACATGGCAGATTTATTAATGAAAATGCCGGTTCCATACGAACCGAAAAGAGTAAACAGATTCATCCTTCGTTTCCCTTCATCATTGGGTATCAACGAATGGTATGTTTCATCAGCAGCTAGACCAAGTGCTAAAATTAACTCAGTTGCTATTCCTTTCATCAACACATCAACATATGTGGCTGGTAGATTTGAATGGAATGAATTAAGGGTAACCTTTAAAGACCCAATTGGTCCTTCAGCGTCACAAGCATTGATGGAGTGGTTCCGTTTACACGCTGAATCAGTAACAGGTCGTATGGGTTATGCAGCAGGTTATAAGAAAGATATTGAATTAGAAATGTTAGACCCAACGGGTGTTGTGGTTGAAAAATGGATTCTTCAAGGTACTTTCATTACCGATTTGAACTTCAATGAACTTGATTATTCAAGAGATGATATCGCAACTATCACTTGTTCATTGAGAATGGATAGATGTATTCAAGTATACTAAAATAAAAAAAATCTGTCAAAGCGAAGGTCTTCTCAAAAGGAAGACCTTTACTTTTTTATATAAATTCCGTAAACTTATATAGTTATAACAAAAACATTTATGGAAGAATTTAGAGTCGACCCAACCATTGCGTATGACGTTGTGGAACTACCCTCAAGAGGGATACACTACTCAAGTGGAAAAAAATCATTAAGAGTTGCTTATCTAACTGCGTCAGATGAAAATATTTTATCAGCACAGAATTTAATTGCTTCAAATTCAGTTGTTGAAGAACTTTTAAAAAGAAAAGTATTAGATAGAGATTTTAATATTGACGATTTGGTTGATGAGGATAAACAAGCAATATTATTATTTTTAAGAAATACCGCATTTGGTCCCGAATACAAAGTTTATTTAAAAGACCCCAAAACCGACGAAGACTTTACAGTATCACTTGATATTAGTGAATTAAAATTTAAAGATTTTACATTAGAACCCGATTCTAATGGTGAATTTCATTATCACATGGAAAAAAGTAATGTAGATATTACTTTCAAATTCTTAAATAAAAAGCAACAAAATGATATTGATGAAATTGAAAAGAGTTGGAAGGGTCAAGGTGTTCCACCTATTGTAACTAAACAACTTGAGATGATGATTAAATCTGTTGCGGGAAATAAAGACATGATGAACATTCACAATTTTGTTCAAAAACTCCCAATTAAAGATAGTCAGAATTTTCGAAAATACGTAAAAGATAATACACCAGGTTTAGACCTTAAAAAAGAAGTAAAATCCCCGTCAGGAGAGTCCGTACTAGTAGATATCGGGTTCGGGGTCGAGTTTTTTCGCCCTTTCTACGGATTATAAGAAAGGTCAACTTGACGAAATATTATTCCTCATTAAACGAGGGTTTTCATATGGAGATATCATCTCCATGCCGGTTTATATAAGAAGGTATTATATAAATTACCTAATTGAATTGGAAAATACTTCAAATTAGTATTTATAGGTATGGCAACAATTGATTGGAGAAAAGCTGGAGAAGATGCGAGGAGAATGAATTATAATCCCGCTCAAGCCGATGCTTACGCTAAAAGTTTAAACAACGGACAATCGCTTTCTCAAAGGGACCAACAAAATTTTTCACAAGCATATATTGGTTCGGGTTCGGGTTCGGGTTCGGGTTCGACCGGTGGTTCTGGTGGAGCGAATACTTTTCAAAAAGTTACCGGAGGTGTTTTAGGTGCAATCTCAGGTGTTGTTGAAACTCAAGAACAACAGGGTTATTTACCGAACATGAGTCAAGAGTACATTAAAATGTCAGGATTGATAAGTGGGATGTTAGACGCTCAGGGTAATTTACTTGGGGGAATGGACCTTTTAAAAAAAGTGTGGAAGGAAACTTCGGGACAAGTAGGTTTATATTACCAACAACAAACAGAATTATTAGGTCAAATAAATAAAGAGGCCGGATTAACTGGAGAGTTTTCTAAAGCAATAAGAGAAGAATTGACAAATACCAATCCTGAATTATTAAGGATGGGGATTGGGTTTCAAGAATTATCAGATGCAGCGGTTTCGTTAGTTCAAGATACGGGTAGATTTTTAGCGTTAAATAGTCAATCATGGAAAGAGGCAGGTAAAACATCTGCGGCATATGTTGGTACTCTTAGTGATTTAGTTAGAATGTATCCTGCGTTTGAAAAAATTGGTGTTGGAGCTTCTGATGCCACCGCTCAAATTGAAAAGGCCGGTAAAGGTTCGATAGCTCTTGGATTACAGGCACAAAAAGTAACAAAAGAATTAGGTGCAAATATTGGTAAGATAAATGAATACGGTTTCCAAAATGGTATTCAAGGTCTTACAAAAATGGTTCAAAAATCAATTGAGTTTAGAATGAGTATGGAAACCGCATTTAAAATTGCGGATGATGTAATGGACCCTGATAAGGCAATTGATATGGCGGCAAATTTACAAGCGATTGGTGGGGCAATAGGTGATTTCAACGACCCATTAAAATTAATGTATATGGCAACTAATAACGTTGAAGGTTTACAAGATGCGTTGATTGGTGTTGCCGGTTCATTGGCAACATATAATGAAGAACAAGGTAGATTTGAAATCACTGGTGTTAACCTTAGAAAGGCAAAGGCGATGGCCGCCGAACTTGGTATATCATATAGTGAATTGGCTAACGGCGCAATTGCCGCAGCTGAAAGGTCGTCCGCGGCATCTGAATTATTATCCAGTGGATTAAGTTTAAGTGATGACCAAAAAGAGTTTTTAACAAATATATCAACAATGAAGGGTGGTAGAATGACCATTGAACTTCAAAGCGATAAAATGAAAGAATATTTTGGAAAAAATGAAGTTGCACTTGAGGAGTTAACAGACGCACAAGTTGGTAAATTAATGGAATTTCAAGATGAATTTAAAAAATTATCAACTGAGGATATTGTTAGAAAGCAAGCAACAGATACTGAAAACATATCAAGAGATATGAATTTCATTGCCGCATTATTAAGAATAGAATTTGGTAAGACGGGTACACAATTAGTTAAAACTCTTGGATTTGACCCGGCAAAAATTGCGAACTCATCTAAAGAAGGTGCAACAACTGCGGCATCAAGTATTAGGGCAGGTGGAGAAGAAATAAGAGGTATGATGGATGAGGCTGCTGTTAAGGCGGGATTAAAAGATAAACAAGGTAATACCACCACAACAAACCCCCAACCACAAGAACATACACATAATCATAATTTCCAAATGGGAGATGTGACTAGTGATAATATAAAGAGAAGTCTCTATACAGACCCTGTTTTCCACGATTCGTTTAAACAACAATGGGAAAAGGGCGGATACCTACAAAATTAAACAGTAAAATAAATAAAATTCTATTTATATAGTAAAAACATAGATGCCAACTTATTTAGATTTTAATACCACCGCAACTTTTAGGGATTTTCTAATATCAAAAACCCTACAAAGACCGTTTGGTCCACAAACGTTTACGAGTACAAATTATGCGGTTCAAAATTTAAGTAATCTTTCAAATGTCGACCCGGGAGATGTTAAAACAGGATGGGCTGCGGCGTATGGAGGAAGTTTTGGATTAAACTTATTCCAACCCGACTCATTTAGAGAATATGAATTTTTATCAAATCTCAATTTACAAATTGGGAATAACGGTGTTGTTTATTCGGGTTACATAAATTCATTTCAACCGGTAACAACAGGATTGATTGGTATTATGTCAGGTGACAATTTCGATAATGATTCGAGATTGATGAGATTTGCGGCACAGAATATTCGAGAAAATAAACAAGGACCTGTTCTTGCTAGAATTACACAAAACTTAACCTCGGCTACTTTAGGTCGAGTTAGATTGGCGGATGCATTAAATGGTAACTTGGCAACTGCAATTAATATTGCTACAGGTAGAGAACCATTAGTTGAAAAGAATTATAAAATTACCGTTGCTAAAACATTGGCAGGTAAAGGAATTGACTTTTTACAAACGGTTGCCGGTGTAGAATTTCCATTTAGTGAAATACCGGGAGATTATTTAAGTAATCCACAAAACCCAATTGAAAATCGTCCTGAACCAAGA